CTATTTCGAGAGCCGCAACTACAAGCACTTCAGCTCTGATTTCATTCTTTGCTAATAGTCGTGTTTTATCTGCTTATGCTGGTAATACAGCTGCAGTCGTTGCATCAAACGTTGTTGTAAGAAACTCTGAAGAATTCGAAAACAAAGGTGCAGCAAATGCAGTTTTCTCTGGAACAGAGTTTGTAGCACGTTATCCTGGTAATCTCGGTAACTCTCTGAAAGTTTCAATGTGCGATAGCGCAACGCAGTTTTCTGAAACGGTAGTATTTGAAACTAATACCACTTACGGTTCAACAACTGCAAACGCATATACTCTTGCAGATCTTACAAGTGCTACGATATCAATCTCCGTAGGCAGCAATACTGCTAACGTTGTGTTTGTGTGGTCTAACGATGATTTCGCAGATCGCGTAGCAGCTGCTACGACAGCACGAGCAGTTGGATCGAACGGCGTATCAGCTAACTTTATCTCTCTTGCAACCGCAAATACACTCTTTACGAATGGCGATGCAGTATGGTATGCACGAGGATCATCTTCGTCTGCGAATAGCATTCAAGGTTTATCAGAAGGTACATCATATTTCATTACTGGAGCGAATACAACCGGCTTTACTCTCTCACTGACATCTGGTGGAGCAAACGTTGCTATCTCGAATGGCGCAGCTAACTCGGTCGTATTCTTCACAAAACAATCAGCGACTGATCTCGGTCTTACTCTTGCACAAGCTCGTCTTGCAGTCACAGCTGTCGGAGACAAGATTAGTGTCGGTGATTATATCGAAGTTGGTAATACTACTGTCGGTAAGCAGAACATGAGAGTCACTTCAAAGGGTACACAGGCCGATGATGGTACAAACATCTTCTTCAACATCGTTTTCGATTCAACTTGGAATAAATCGTCAAACGTTAGCAGCACTTCGCTCACACGTCAATGGGAATACTTCAACGTTGTAGATTCTGCCCCAGGCGTATCTTCATCGATGACAAATGCAGGTCGTTCTATTGTCGACGAAGTTTCAGTTGTTGTAGTTGACGAAGACGGTCTGATCAGCGGAACACCTGGTCAAGTTCTTGAAATCTACCAAAATCTTTCACGCGCAACAGATGCCAAGAAAGATGACGGTACAACTAACTACTATAAGACAGCGATCAACGACTTCTCACGTTGGGTTTGGGCTACAAACGATCGCGCCGGCGCTGCTTCGAATACTCTCTCAACCGTTGCTAACTCGACCAATACGACGACTTACACGCGGTCGTTTGTTCGCGGTGCAGATGGTGCGACAGAAGGTACAGTTTCGATGGCAGCTCTTGCTTCTGCCTATGATCTCTTTGCAGACGCAAGCACAGTCGATGTTTCTTTGCTTCTTCAAGGAAAGGCAGTCGGAACGAACGATGTTCAGCTAGCTAACTATCTGATCGACAACATTGCAGAAGTTCGCAAGGATTGCGTAGTGTTCGTATCTCCTGCATACTCTGATGTTGTAGGCATTAACGTAGAAAACCAGCAAGCACAGAACGTCGTAGATTTTAGAAATCTTTTGCATAATACTTCATATGCATTCCTCGATTCTGGTTACAAGTATCAGTACGACAAGTATGCGGATGTATATCGTTACATTCCTTTGAACGGTGACATTGCTGGTCTCACAGCTCGCAGTGATAGTCTGAGAGATCCTTGGTTCTCTCCGGCTGGATTTAGTCGTGGCCAAATCAAAAATCTTATCAAGCTAGCATTTAGCCCTGGAAAAACTGAAAGAGATCTTCTGTATAAGAACGATGTCAATCCAATTGTGACATTCCCGGGTCAAGGCACAATACTTTTCGGAGATAAGACTCTCCTTGGTCGTACTAGCGCATTCGATCGTATTAACGTACGCCGTCTGTTCATCGTTCTTGAGAAGGCCATTGCCACAGCTTCAAACTCTACTTTGTTTGAATTCAACGACGAATTCACAAGATCACAGTTTGTGAACTTGGTTGAGCCATTCCTTCGCGACGTTCAAGGTCGTCGTGGAATCTTTGACTTCCGAGTGATTTGTGACGAGACGAATAACACTGCTGAAGTCATCGATAGCAATCGCTTTGTTGGAGACATCTACATCAAGCCTGCTAAGTCGATCAACTTCATCCAGCTAAACTTCGTCGCCGTTAGATCTGGTGTCGAGTTCACTGAAATCGCTGGCCAGTTCTAATAAATAAGATAAACCTAGGAGGAAAGTAAATGGCTTTTAATATCACTGAAATGAGAAGCCAACTAGCTTTTGGCGGTGCAAGACAAAACCTGTTCCAAGTGGATATTTTTAATCCTGCGAACAGCTCAGGGGATGCAAAAACAAGATTCATGTGTCAGGCAGCTCAGCTGCCTGGCTCTGATCTTGGAGTCATTCCAGTGTTTTACTTCGGTCGTCAAATGAAGTTAGCTGGTGATAGAACATTCGCCGAATGGACAGTTACAATTATTAACGATGAAGACTTCTTGATTCGTAACGCTATGGAAGAATGGTCAAATAGAATCAATCGTCTACAACGCAACGTGAGAGAAATTGGTCCTGGATATAAGTCACAGGCCGCAGTGACTCAGTTTGGTAAAGATGGCACGAAGATCCGTACTTATGATTTTAACGGAATCTTCCCAAGCAATATCAGCCCGATCGAACTCGATTGGTCTACAACCGATCAAATCGAAGTATTCCAGGTTACATTCCAATATGACTACTGGTCAGTTGGTCGTACTGGAACGACAGATCGCGCCGGCGGTGATTAATAAGTAAAGGGTAGTCATTACCCTTTACTTTTTCGTTATTTAAATTGGAGAATCCATGGCCGAGTTATTTGGTTTTGAAATCAAAAGAAAGCAAGAAGAAAAAGCGCTTCCATCATTTGCTCCGAAACAGGATGATGATGGAGCGCTTGTTCTTGCTGAAGGTGGCGCTTACGGTCAATACGTTGATATGGAAGGTTCTATTCGAACCGAATCAGAACTTGTTTCAACGTATAGAGAAATGGCTCAACATCCAGATATCGAGTTGGCAGTTGACGACATTATCAATGAAGCAGTTGTCATTGATCCAAAGAAAGAAGTCGTATCTTTAAATCTTGATAAGTTAGAGCAACCTGATAAAGTCAAGAAACTTATTCTCGATGAGTTCGAAACTGTACTCGAACTTCTTGAATTTAATAACCACGCATACGAAATCTTTCGTAAATGGTATGTCGACGGCAGAATATTCTATCACTTGATGATCGACGAGAAGAAGCCGAGAGAAGGCATTCAAGAACTACGTTATGTAGATCCTCGTAAGCTTCGCAAAGTCAAGACTCAGAAGAAAAGAAAACTTACAAAAGATTCAAACGTCATTGTTCCGGTGGCAGGCGAAGAGTTCTATATCTATAATGAAAACGGGTTCGGTAAAACTCCGAGTCAACCGAATTATCAAGATCCTACTACTCAAGGTATTAAGATCGCAGTCGACTCGATTGTCAACGTATCTTCTGGCCTTGTCAATGTCAAAGGTGACATGGTTATTGGTTATCTACAAAAAGCCATTAAGCCTTTGAATCAGTTAAAGGCCATGGAAGACTCTTTAGTCATCTATCGTATCTCGCGTGCACCTGAACGTCGTATCTTCTACATCGATGTCGGCAACCTACCGAAAATGAAAGCTGAACAATATCTTCGTGATATTATGACTCGCTTTAAGAATAAGATTGTGTATGACGCTGGTACCGGAGAAATCCGCGATGATCGTAAGCATATGACCATGCTTGAAGATTTCTGGCTACCTCGTCGTGAAGGCGGTAAGGGTACCGAAATCACGACTCTTCCAGGAGGTCAGAACCTTGGTCAGATTGATGACATCGTTTACTTTCAACGCAAGCTTTACAAAGCTCTAAACGTTCCGATTTCTCGTCTTGATCCTGAACAAGCTTTCAACTTTGGGAGAGCCACTGAAGTGACTCGCGACGAAGTCAAGTTTGCTAAATTTATTACTCGTCTTCGTACTCGATTCTCAGAAATTTTTAGTAAGATTCTCGAGAAACAGCTGATCTTGAAAGGCATCATTACCTCAGAAGATTGGTCCGAATTTAAAGCTAACTTTAAGTATGAATACT